TGTCAGCCACGTGATCTCCTAAAATTTATTGGGGACCGGCCGGAATCGGTTCGTTTTGTTACTAGGCGAGGAAGGTTTTATCTACCAGTAGATAGACCTATCCCCACTAAAAGTACTGGGCAGGTCGGGCTTGACGCCCGAAGGAGCCACAGCGAACTGAGGGGTAAAACTGAACTCGGCCTAGGGGCCTCGTAAGAGGCTATACCGTAGCAGCTCAGGGCTTTTCCTATTAAAACCCCTTACTATATATAAGGCAGGAAATTTAACGCATTTCCCGTTTTTACAATGTGACCTTCATCACAGTATATATAACCGCAGGTCAGAGCCATATTACAGCTTTCACTTTAGCAAATATTTTTTGTTTGGGTATATATATACACGCGCAAAATTATTCAGCATAGGGGGGTAGGCCTCACGGCCTTTTGCTGACCCCCTGCCCCTGCCCTGTGGATAACTACGGCCTGCCTGTGGATAACTGTAGGTAAGCGGTTGTGGGTTACTAGACCTTCGGCGGTGTAATCCCTGAAACTGACCTAACTATCTGTTCAACAACCGACCACCAAACCACCAGCCAACCGCCCCAACTGGTGGCAGATCCACCCCAACTGGTGACCGATTGACCCAACGAACTGCGACCCAACACCTAGCCCCAGTCCTGACCAACTGCCCCCGAACTGGTCGAATTCGTGGCACTTACCCACCCCGAAAAGGTCACGAACTGCCCCAGTTCTGATCCTTCCCACGCTGAGCTGAGTCCAGCTGAAGCCCTGCCGCACCGGTGGCCTTCCTGGTTTTTCTGCCCCAGCTCGTCAAACTCAGGCTTGAAAAGGTCAAAAGAAACCCACCGAATGGGGGAGCCTGCCCCCTGCTTTTCGTGTATAGTCAGCACCAGCAGATCCCGAACAATCTGCGAAAGGGTAGAAAAATGATGGAACTGAAGAAGATGTCAAAGGTTGTTGGCTGTATTGCTTGTGAGTTTCGTACTGACGAACCAAAAGAAATTGAGTTGTTTCGTGCAAATGGTTGTCCAAATTGTGAACGATTTGAATACAAAGGAACTTTCTCTTTCAAATCAAATCAGGCACTTACATTTGAACAATTAGATCAAATTGTTTTTGCAATTCAGGTTCAGATGGAAGAACCAGTAGATGCAGAAGGAAACGATGTTGAGTTTTCAACTCGTGAAGTTCTAGTTACTTTGGAGGCTTCAGAATGAGCGACTTCGGCACTTATTACGAAGAACGATGCAAGAGTGCATCAGAAGATCAAGGCATCACCGCACTAGTTTCAGAACTGAAAGCACTAGGAATAGAAGCAGAAGAAGCACAAACTGGTGGCTTTACAATGTGCGCCTACATTATTTTGAAAGGTGATCGTTACATCTATGCAAATTCTTACGGCGCAGGACTTTATGGAGAAGAAGATTTCATTGAAGACATCTATTTGAACGAAAGTGAAGGGGACGATTTAGCAAGAACAAAAGATGTAGCGCGAGGCGTTGCACAATGGATAAAGGAGAACAACAAATGAACAGCACCTGCCAACAATGCGGAGACGATAACGACCTGCTCACCGCCTTCACTCAAAACAAAATCTGCGGAAAATGCACCAAGAAAAACCAAAAGAAAGCAACCAAATAGATCGAAACCCCTTCGGGGGTCGTGGCGTAAATCGTCACCTGATGAGATCAGATACTGAAAGGGTTAGAAATGACAACAACGCTTGAAGGCTTAATGAATGGGGCAGGGATAACCGCTTCAATCTCCGAAGACTGGAACGACAACGCCCCAGACTGGGCACATAGCAAGGCACGCCACTATCGCGTAAAGGTTCGCTATCAAAAGCGCACGATGAGCATTTGGTTTTATCAGGGCTTAGGCATTACACGCGACCCACGCCCTGCCGATGTCGTTGAGTGCCTCGTCTGTGACTCAATGAGTGACTACGACTCACTAGATGATTTTATTGCTGAAATGGGGCTAGAGATCAAAAGCGTGTCAGATTTTCGCACCTATGAGAAGCAATACAAGCAACTCAAAAGCCAGAACAAACGCTTCGCCCACCTAATCGGAAACCCTGAACTCATCGAAAGAATGAAGGAGGTTGCATAAATGAAGAACATCACGCCGTTAGGTTGGTTTGTGTTGGGGATCGTTGCAACTTTGGCTCTTTGGTTGCTGGTGCTGGTGTCCTCTTCCCTTTGGTGGGTTGGAATTAGCTCGCCAGAAGCTGAATTCTTGGGCTGGTGCTGGGGGTCAATGACCGAGTGCATCACGCTTTAGAGTCGGACTATCGGGCACCGGTTTCGGGTCGGTGCCTGGTGGTCTGTAGCTAAATGGCAACAGAAGGAGAGAGTGTTTTCACTCTACCTACAAAAAAGGGAGAAAGTTAAATGGCAGTATGGAAAAGCGAAGTAACAGAGGAGATGGTGAGCAGTCTCAGCGACCAGGAAATCAGCCTATTAGTTGAAGCTCTGAATGAAGCTGTGCAAGAAGTATGCGAAAACTGGGGGATGAAATGAGCTATGAACCAGAACTAAACGACCCAGTATTCTACGCAGAAGAGGGAGAGTTGCCGGTCAAATGCTTTATCTGTGGCGACCCACTAGATCGGGACGACATAGTGTGGGCAGATGTTGAGGGGCAAGTAAAGGAGAAAGAGGGCAACGACACCGCCTGGTGCGTTGTTTGTTTACCAAGCGAGGAGGAAAGCAAATGACTAACAAGCCAGAAACTTACTTAATAACGTTTGAAATGACCACAACAACCGACCCTAATGAATGGGATTGGAACGCACTACTAGATGTTAATGTGGATGAGAGCTACACGATCCATTCTATTGGGCAGATCACACGCAACAACAAGGAGGAAAATAAGTGAAAAGGTATCTATTTAATGTGCAAACTACTTACGCTGTAATAGCTGAAAGCCAGGAACAAGCACAAGAGATGCTAGACAACAATGAGGGAGAGTTAAGAGACAGAGATACCCTATTAGTGGAGGTGGATGACAATGAATGAAGAATACCTAAAGGCTAAGTTCGACCTATGTATCAGCGAGGCAGAGAAGGACTTACAGCAGGAGGAGATAGCGCGAGCTATCGCTAACCTAAAGAGGGCGAACTCTGCCCTGTCGCAACTATTTGGATTTGAGGAGGAAGAAAATGAATGAGTGCAAGTTTTGTGAGGGTGTAGCTGACTTCATTTGGCTAGAGGACAACGGACAATGGCACGTCTGTGGTGAGTGCATCAAAGACGGAGAGACGGACGCAAAGGCGGAAGGGGAGGAACAATGAGCGCACCTAATTCACTAGCATTTTGTGGAGTTTGCCAAGAGTATAACTTTACTTATCAGGATTGTGGGCATTGTAAAGAGTGCGATGAATGTAAAGAGGGCAATAATGAGTAATTATCTTAGAGAACAAATTGACCGCAAGAAAAAAGAAATAGAAATGCAAAAGCAAGCAAGCAACGTCTACACCATACACCCACCTAAATCGGAACTGATCTTGTTCTATGAAGTGGTAGAGGCTGGGGGAGAGAACACGTGGGGCGGAGCTGATGCAGGACAAGCCATTCAATGGCTTACCCGCGCACCAGTAGGCTCACGCCTGTTGGTGAGTGCGTGGGATAGTGATGAGGAGGACGCTCATTTAGTAGGGCAAACCCTAGACATAACCGAGATAGTAAAGGCAGCCAGCTTATGAGCCTGGTACTAGGGATAATGGTGGTAATGCTGGTAGCCTATGGGCTTATAGTGTGGGAGGATAAACTTAATGACTGATGAGGTCAAGAGAAGGATGGCAACAGCTAGCCGCAAAGCTATAAGAGATCGTAACTACAGACGTGCAAGAGACAGGGCGTTAGTTCGCCTTGCTCATCTATACCCTGATACCTATAAGCAGTTGCTCGAAATGGAGAAGATAGAAGATGAAAAGCAAGGGAAAAATTGGATTAGTATTGACGGCACTACTGTTCTTAGTGTGGGCGTACACACACGAGCCAACTCTGTCCCAGATGTCGCAGGACGTACCGATTATGACAGCTCGGACGAAGGCTACAATGGAGGAGAAGCGTGAGAACAAGGCACTTACAGTCAGTTACGCACGAGCACTCGGTTACAATCAAAAACAAGTCAGATGCCTTGTCAGCCTTTGGACCCGTGAGTCCAGGTTCGACCACCTTGCTCGCCCAAGAAACTTTGCGGGCAAACCAACTTCGTCAGCTTACGGAATTGCTCAACTCCTTAGAGAGCGTAGTAGCCAACCTGAATTACAAATCCTTCACGGCTTACGATACCTTAGTCACCGCTATGGAGGGAGTGCGTGTCGCGCTCTCCAACATAGCGACAGAAGAGGGTGGTACTGATGACTGAGGAAGAGTGGTTTGAAAGCGGTCCTATCAAAAAAGAAATGCTTGAGTTGTGGCTATCTTTAATAAATAAAGGGGAAAACAATGCTGACCGGTGTTAGTTTGTTTGCAGGCGTTGGTGGCTTTGACTTAGCTATGCAACGACAAGGAGTAAAGGTAGTAGCCTCGGTTGAGATAGATAAGAACTGCAACCAGGTATTGGCGCAGCATTTTCCTGACGCTACCCAATTTACAGATGTGACCACAGTTAAGGGAGAGGATCTAATAAATGCAGGATTTACACCAAGCACAGGAATTATTACAGGAGGATTTCCCTGCCAAGACCTCAGCGTTGCTGGCAAAAGAGCTGGTCTTGCTGGCGAACGAAGCGGGTTATTCTGGGAGATTGCAAGACTTGTGGAAGAAACGCAAACAGAATACTTCATCATCGAAAACGTCCCTGGTTTGCTATCCAGTAACGAAGGAAAAGATTTTGGAGTCGTCATCGGGACGATGGCAGACCTCGGGTATTCTGTTGGATGGAGGGTGCTTGATGCTCAACACTTCGGAGTACCCCAGCGCAGGCGTAGAGTCTTCGTCGTTGGCAGACGTACTCCTGACTCAAGCGTTGCCGAAATACTCTTTAAGTCAGAAGGCTTGCGAAGGGATCTTACGCAGAGCAACCAAGCGAGGCAAGGAATTGCCACCGGTTCTGACACAAGCGTTGCTCTCGGTAGTGGAAAGGACATAGCTAACTGCATACCAGCAGAACTTTATCATCACGGGACAGTAGTAAACCAAGACGCTAACAATGGGCACGTAGTGATAACCAATCCAATAGTGGGCACACTTCAAGCGCGAGACTATAAGGGAGTAGGCAACCAGTATGTCGCAGAGAACAAACTTGTGGTTCACGAAAAGTAGACGAGCACAGAATGTAGATGACTACGAGACTTGGATTGAAGGAGGAGTAATGCCAACGCTTAACGCATTTGATAATGGTGATGTGCGAACGACAGTCATTGTCTTTCATCCTCACTACCACGATGGAGCTAGAGTACAAGGAGATACAATGAATACACTTACATCACGTATGGGTACTGGTGGAAACAATGTATCGGGCATTGCTACTTCAACCAACGTGCGCCGCTTAACTCCAGTAGAGTGCGAAAGATTGCAGGGTTTTCCTGATGATTGGACTGCTGGACAGTCAGACTCAACCAGGTATAAGCAGATGGGTAATGCAGTAGCTGTACCTGTAGTAGAATGGATCGTGCAGAACATAGTAGATGTGGCTAAGGTTTCCTAACCCTTTTCCTTAGCACAACAAAGCCCCATCAGTCCGTTCGCTGGTGGGGTTTTGCTTTACCCTCCGTTGGAGTAG